TTCTGCCGTGCGCATTCAAGGATGCGGGCAAAGCCGAGATCGCGGTTCCCGCCAAGGACGTCGTCGCGCTGACCGTGGAGGACTGGGAATGAACCAGGAGGAGGTCCTGGCATTCCTGAGCCATGAATGGGCCACCGTCCTCGAACTCGTCGATGCGATGGAGCCGGAGAGCGGACGCGACAGGCGTCAGGCCGCATGCGTGGAGATGCAGGCGAAGCTCAAGGCGCTCCGCAAGTACGGACTGGCGGAGAGCCGCGTCGTGAGCGGACGCGTGCCTGTCACTCAGTGGAGGCTCGCACGATGGCGAAGAAGGCCGATGCGCTCCTCCTGAAGATGACGGAGGACAGGTGCATGGCGCTGAAGATGTCTGCGCCGTCCAAGGACAGGGGGATGTTCTGCCAGGAGATGGGCTGGGACGACCTTGCCGAGCTGTGGAGGGAGCAGGAAGGAGGGAAGAAGGCATGAGCGGAGAGAAGGATCTGGCAGGAAGCACGGTACAGGGTGCGGAAGCGATGATGTCCCTGCTGCTGGATGCGTACTCGCTCTGGCAGGACGGCACAGGCTGCCGTCTGCACGATGGGATGATGCAGACTGCAGAGGGATCGCTCGGCGGAAGCTTCGCATGGGAGAACGCAGGCTGCTGCGAGCTCGATTGGAATTCGGTTGCGATCGTCGGACCCGACGAGCCGATGACGTTCGCGGAGGCGGTCGGCGATGCCCACAGGAACTGGATCGTCGTGTGCCTGAACACCGGCACCATGATGAAGCTGACCGACGAGGGCCTCATGAGCCGCGCGCGCGTGAGCGACGGCGGGTTCAGCCTCATGGACCCCGACGGCGACGAGGTCGGCGGAGCATGGTGCAGATACAGCTACGGGATGAAGGAGGAAGAGGAATGAGCGGAGAGAACGGATTCGAAGCGGCGAGCGCGTCCTGCACGGGGCCGGGCGTCGTGAGGATGCTCGTCGGAGTCGGCGAGAAGTGCTTCAGCGTGGAGCTGTCCGCGGATATGGCCAGAAGGCTGGCGACCAGGCTGAACGCCGAGGCGTATGTCGCGGACAATCTGGAGTATATCGGAGCGAAGGCGAAGGAGTGCAAGGAGGAGGTGACGGAGGAATGGCGATGGATTTCGGAGATGTGGTAAGAGCTATGAAGGCGGACCCTTCCAGGACGTTCGCCAGGAGCAGATGGATGTACATGGGAAAAATCATCGGACTTCAGAGGCCCGATGAGCACAGCGCGAATACGATGCCGTACATCTGGATCAGAACCGCCTATGGCGACCGTGAGCCATGGGTTGCGACGCAGGCCGACATGCTGGCCGATGACTGGTACGAGAGAAAGGGGTCTGCATGCAACTACACGACGGACGGAGCCGTCTGCGAGAACGGGCGGAAGGTGAAGATATATGATGAGAACGAGAATCTCCGCAAGGCCATCTGGAATCTTGAGAAGAAGCACGATTCCGTGAACTCTCCATCGCACTACTGCAAGGGCGGGTTCGAGCTCGGCGAGGTCCTGTACGCATGGAATCTCCCGCACAGACGCGCCAGCGCGGTCGAGTATATCATGAGGGCGGGCGACAAGGACCCTGCCAAGGAGAGAGAGGACCTGCGCAAGGCCATCAGGAACCTTGAGATGGAGCTCGACTACATGGAGAGGTACGGCGATCATCATGCCGGGCGATCCCACCGTCAGGCTCTGCAACGGCCCGATGCAGTGGTTCCTCTCGTGTCTGGACGGCGTAAAGGCGCACGGAGGATACACCATACGGGAAGGGGAGCGGATGGATGCCATAAGAGCGGAATGCGTGGCTCTGATGGAGATATGCGGGACTCTTCCCGCTCCGCCCTCGGAGGTGCAGACCATCGTGAGGTCCGGAACCGAGCGATCGGGAAACCTCTTTCCAAACCTTTTCCTTCTTGTGCGGCTTTGCATAACTTTGCATTCCGATGCAAAGTGTAAAGTTGCATTCTTGTAGGACAAAGTTCTACGGGATTGCATAACTATATATACACTGCACGCATACATCATCCTGCAATGAACGGAGACAGAGTCTATTGCAAGGAGATAAGCCGGAACGGCAACTCGCTGGTCGTCGCGGTGACACGCGAAGCCAGACGTATGAGGCTGAAGGAGGGCGACGAGGTGTTCATCACCATGTCGCCTGCGAACGGATCGATGGAGAACCGCTTCGAAGGAGCGGCCGCCCTGTCCCTTATGGAGCAGGGCTATGTGCTCGCCTCGGACGGACGGTACTTCGCACTGGGCGACGGGAAGGGCGCTCTGGAGAAGGGTGTGCTGTACGTCGCTCTCGCCGAGCCGCAGATGGCGGGAGGGGAGAACGCATCCGAGCTCTACCCGGACTCGCCCGTCGGCGATATGGAGTACTGCACGCTCCCCCGCGAGGTGTTCTACGGGACCGTTCTGACGTCTGTGCTCTATCACGAGGAGTTCGAGGTCACGGACCTGGACAGGAGCAGGATGGAGAGGAGCACAAAAGCATGGTTCGCCCTGCTGGAGGATGCGAAGGCGATCCTCGGAGGTCTGGGACGCGCATCGCGCAACGAATCGATGCTGCTTGAGGCGTTCGCGCTGACCAACGTGCTCAACGACATCGGCTGGGACTACGACGCAAGGAGCGGTCGCGGCGTGTACGACACGGACAGGCTGAAGGGGACCGACCTGTACAAGCGCCTGAAGGCTGCGACGGAGAAGAAGCAATGAGTCCCCCGAAGGCGTTCGGATTGTACGAAACGGACCTTGCGACCGGCCGTACCCGCCTGGTCGGAACGTTCACTACGTTCAGCTATGCGCAGAAGGCGCAGGGACGCATGGCCCGCGTGCATCCGTTCAGCAGAAGATATTCGATAAGGAAGGAGGAATGAGAGATGGTATTGACAGATGTGAGAGAGCTCGACTACATGCCTGACGACAACTATCGCGGTCCGCGCGAGTTCAACTCGTATACGCAGGGATACGTCGGCCGCCTTTTGGACTTCAAACGCAGAAGAGGCGAGGATGCGCTGCGTTGCGGAAAGTGCGGATCGAAAGAAGCACCGAACGGATACTACGACCCTGAATCGAAGAAAATCAGGGTGGAGTGTGCCTCATGCGGCTATGCCTGCGAAGGGGTATGGAAGACTTGGGAAGGAATGCAGAGTCTGATCTCGGATTGGACCCGCACACCCGAACAGGAAGGAGAGGTGCAGAGGCTGTTCAGAGAGTATCGTCCGAAATATTATACTCCGCAGATATTCGGCATATGGTGTCCCTCCTGCATGAGGCCCGATGCGGCCTATGCCATAGGCGCACCCGGCGCGGTCAGAATGATCTGCTACAGCTGCGGACACTTCTCGAAGCCGTGCGAGACCGCCAAGGATGCGCTCATGGACTGGCTGGACCCGCATATATTCATACGCAAGGAGCGCGGAGGATCGATCATGACTCTTGATGAGCTGGATGAGCGGATGAAGAACGGAGAGGATGAAGAGAAGGAGGAATGAGGAATGAAGCTGGTAAGAATCGAAGATGATTCTAATGGGGGACTTGAAAAATTCCGTGGTTTTAAAGGCAAATCCAGAGATTGTCTGGTGTTCGACAACGGACTCATACTATGGGCCGGGCATCCGCAGGATTGCGGCGAGCTGGTGTTCGCGCATTTCGGAGGCATGCAGGCCATGGGCGTGCAGAATGGCAACAGCGTGGACTCGGAAGACCTGGATTTCTTCGACGATATCCTGAACTCCATCGTGCCTATCGCAGGATTGGGATTCTACATCGTCACGAAGCAGGGCATCTGCCTGCTGGTGCCGTGCTACAACTACCAGAACGGCTATTACAGCAGCAACATCGTCCTGTACTACGACGACAAGATGAGAGACCTGGGAGCATGCACGAAGTTCTTCAACGATGTGTATGTCGAGATTGACGAGATGAGAAGCATACTTGACAAAAAGATCTCGTCTTCTCACGACATTCCTATCACGCAAGGGAGAGATTACCTTGAGCTGGTGCAGAGCGGCAGAGACCTCGGATCCGAATCCGACAGCGTACCCTGTGTGACCTGCGTACATGGTGCCGTATCCAGGAAGCAGGTGGAGCATGTCCTTTCTTTTTGGAATCCCCCCTGCAAGAATCAGTACTTCGATGATTTCGATTGCTCATGCGATATCGGATACGACTGCAAGGTTGCGTCCGATCTCATGATGTCAGGCAATCTATGCAAAGGGTTCGAACGTTCTTCGGAGAAACAGGAAGAGGAGGAGGAATGAGAAATGAAGACCAAGAAAGGAGTGAAGATGCCTCGCAGGGCATGCGAGGGCGATGCAGGGTACGATTTCTTCGCACCCAAGGACATAGAGCTGAAGGCGGGCGAGTGGGTCGAGTTCGGGACGGGAGTGTTCCTGGACGGCACGGAGGCTCCCGTGACGTCGTTCACGAGGCACAACGCGGCCACAGGGTTCGACGAGACGTTCGAGCTGAGGATGGAGAACTGGATGCTCCTGCTCCTGCCCCGTTCGGGACTGGGGTTCAAGCACGCGGTCAGACTGTCCAATACCGCCGGAGTCGTGGATGAGAGGTACAGGGACGAGATAAGGTGCAGGATGACCGCCGACGAGGATGTCGTCATCCCCAAGGGCAAGGCGTACATGCAGGGCATATTCGTACCGTTCCTCACCATGTCCTGCGAAATCAAGCCCGAGAAGGCCCGCAAGGGCGGATTCGGCTCCACCGACGGAGGGGCGGAATGAAGACCTCCGCCCAAACCTCTTCCAAAACCATTTCTGCCTCCAAGTGTCCCAGATGCGGATCTATGAAGGTGGAGTCCCGTGCGACGGCATACGATGATGTGGGCGTGATGAACAAGACCATGTGCAAGACATGCGGATTCTGGGTGTGCAACTGCGCATTCCAGGTGGATGGAGAGATACAGTACAGGGGATTCCTGTACGAGGGCGAGATACCCAAGGACGTCCCTCTGTGCATGAGAAGGGATGCACTGAGATGACCGGAATGGAATGGTATTCAATCCCTGCCGCCAAGGACAGGGAGTCGGAGGCCATCCGCTCCATCATGTTCGCGCATCGTCTTTTGAAAAGCTGCAAATCCTTCAAGAACGAGAACCTGGACCTCGCATATGTCCGCGCGGTCGAATGGATGGTCACTCTGGCCAGAACGTCCTCCGGCCTGATGGATGTGAGAGGCATGATAGACCTTCGTCCCGACATCAAGTTCATCCTCGACGAGAAGAGGCGCGGCAGCTGGAAGGTCTGCGTGACCGTGGGGATGGAAGACGAGCATCGCACCGTTGTGACGAGCATCCGCCTGTCGAAGGACACGGCGACCATCTGCTTCGAGGGAGGGGAGTTCTCGTTCCGCTTCGGACTCGATCTGGAGAAGGAATATGCCGATTTCATGGCTTCGAACCCTGATGAGCCGTCCGAGGGCGTAAAATGGTTCTGCAGGGTGCCTGTGAGGGAGATAAAGTATGTCGTCCCTGCGCCCAAGCCTGTGGATCCTGCATGGAAGGAGATGAAGAGAGGTGAGGAATACGACCGCAGATACCGCTCCTGATAAAGGCCCCGGCTCCGACTGGTATCGTCTCAGGCAGATATGGAGGGGAGTGAAGAAACGTACCGAGAATCCTGCGTGCCACGACTATGCGCACTACGCTGGCAGAGGCGTGTATCTATGCGAGGAATGGCATGACTTCGAGAACTTCTACAGATGGGCTGTGACGCACGGATACAGGGACGGCCTGACCCTCGACAGGGTGAGGAACGGCAACGGCCCTTACGCGCCTTGGAATTGTGCCTGGCGCACCCGCAAGGAGCAGGCATACAACAGGTCCACGAATCGCCCTCTGAGGGCATCGGACGGTCGTGTCAGGACTGTGGTGCAATGGTCCAAGATGACCGGCATTCCCGAATCCACCATCCGCAAGAGGCTGAAGCTCGGGTGGAGCGTGGATGAAGCCCTGGGTCTGAAGAAGAGATGAGATGCCCGGGAACCCGGGCGAGGAATGCACACGAAAACAAATATGAAGAGGGGGTCTCCCCCCTCGTTTATTCTGCCATCAGGCAACGTTGACGATACGTCCGCTTCCGATGAACTTGTTGATGCGAAGCTCCATCCTGGAGTGGATGACGGACTTCTCAAGAAGCTCGCGGGTGATAGCGATGTTGTCGGTGGTGTAGACACTGACCGGGGACAGAGTGGAGATCCACATGTGGTCCAGGTCGTAGAGGCCGATATCTCCGATGATGGAGGTGGAAGGCATCTCGGTCTCGAAATCCAGAGCTATGTTGGGGTCGGGAATCAGAGGGATGTTGTGGTATGCGTTGACGAGGATACCTGCATCTCTTCCGGGAACGGTCTTGGTTCCGTTGAAGGACCTCTGGACGGCGACGGAGTCGAGGTAGAGGTTCCTGGCCCTGTACTGAGCGGAGATCTTCTGCTCGGCGAGATGGGAGACGGACCAGATCTTGTTGTTGGGGTCGGCCATGGTGTCCCATCCGCACATGCACTTGGTCCAGAGGCTGTCGAGGTGGTCGAGGTCGAGAGCGGCTCCCTCGGCATCGACGAGCTGACCGTCGAAGGGAGATTTCTTGGCGGACCTGAAGTCGTACAGGTCGGATTTGGTTCCGCCGTATGCGGAAACCATGTCGGCGGTGATTGCGACACCGCGGTTCTCCTTTCCGATCTCCTCGAATCCGGAAATGGCCCTGTTGATTCCCTGCAGCGAGGTCTCGACCTCCTTGAGGTCCTTGGTCTGAGTGGGCTGCTTGATGGAGATGGGCCTCAGAAGAGCGAGGTCGATGGCATTGGAGTAGGAGTTGGCGATGAGTTTGGCATACTGCTTGTGGCTGGACACATCGTCCTTCCCCTCGACGGCCATCAGACCGAGTCCGTAGTCCCAGGGGTAGGGAACCTCCTTGTAGGGCTCCGCGACCTCAAGGACGGGGATGGCCTTGGAGGTTCCGATCTTTCCATCCTGAACGGTCTGGTATCCGATTCCCTTGAACTCGCCCTTCTCGTCCTTGCCGATGTCGGCCTGGGCGTATGCGATACGGGTACCGGCGTGGTCGTAGGGCCTCTGTCCAAGGGATCCGAAGATGTTCTTGCATCCGAACATTCCTGCCTGGATATCGGCGCCGAAGATGTTGTTGAAGTATCCGGTGTCGCCATAGACGGCGGCGCCCTCGGACCTCCTCAGGCCATTGGCGAAGATCTGCCAGCCTCCGTTGTACCAGTCGTTCATCATCACTCCCATGGCTTCGGGAGTCGGCGAGTATGTGGAGCCGAGCTGGCTCCCATGCCTGTAGAACGTTCCTTTCTCGAACATAGATATTACCTATTGGCACTTTTATCGATAGTGTAGTTTATAAATGGTTTTGTCAGCAGGCTCCTCCATGCGCTCTCAAGCCATCTATGATGACCTGCATGGCCTTCTCGGACTCGTTCATCTCCGCTCCGGGAGCATCGCACATGGATTTGCAGATGTCATCGAGATCCTTCAGAACGTCGTTCTGCTTGGCGGCGGATACGGCATCGTTCCTGAAGCCTCCCATCGCCGCGGCCGCTGGGGGCCTGGAGGATTTGACCACGCCTCCGTTCTTGAACCCGTTGATGATGTCCATGATATCGACGTCTGCAGTCTGCTTGCAGGTCGGCATCTCGGATTTGTTGAGGAGTACAGGGCCGTCGAGAGGCGAGGCCTCGTCTCTCATGACCTCCGCCATGACCTTGATGCGCTCGGCCATATCGATGGACTTCTTCATCTCGGTCTCCTCGGAGCCTCCGCAGGACTTCTCGGCATCCTCGGATGCTTCGGCATCGCCTTCTCCGATATCGGGGATGGCTCCATCTACGGGGGCCTCGGCATCGGATTTCTTCAGGTCGTCCTTCTTCTCGTCATCCTTCTTCTCGTCGGAGTCGGATTCCTTCTTCTCGTCGCTCTTCTCGTCGCTCTCGGGCTTCTCGTCGCTTCCGCCTTCGTCGGATGCGGGAGCGGGAACGTCGGCAGGCTCTTCAGCAGGTGCGTCCTCGGGAGCGGGGATGTCGGCGGGAACCTCCGCAGATGCTTCCGCAGGCGCTTCGGCAGGTTCTTCGGAGGGGCCGGGTGCAGGCATGGAACCGCCCATGTATCCCTCCCACAGCTTCTTCACGCCGTCTAGGAATCCCGTGATGGCTGCGACCTTGGCGGTGTCGCCCGCATCGAGCGCGTCATGCGCTTCATCGGTCATGCTGGTGACGAAGTCCTGAAGCGCATCATCGGCGGTATATGCGAAATCGAGCGATTCGCCCCCCATCTCGGGTGCGGGCGCTCCCATCCCGGGTGCGGCCTCTTCGGGCATCGGAGGTTCGGCAGGCATGTCCGCAGGAGGCTCGGCAGGAGCCTCTTCGGGCATCGGGGGTTCGGGGGCAGGGACGCCGGGTGCAGGACCGGGCGTTGCGCCGGGTACGCCTGCATCTCCTTCGGAAGGCATGGCGGGGGCGATGTCGGGCATGGGTGCGCCGTCTCCGCCGAGGGGTGCGTCGGGTGCAGGGGGCATGGGTGCGCCCATGTCGTCGGTAGGGGGTGCGCCTGCGGCGGGGCCTCCTGCGGCCGCCTGCTCGTTGGCGGCGTCTATCGCGCCCTGGTCCCCTGCGAGCTGAGGGATGACGGTTTCTGCGGTACGGGAGGTGTCCACTCCGATCTCGGACAGAAGCTGGGCGAGAGTGTCCAGCTTGCCCGCGACGGTGGCACCGGATTTGACCATCGGATCGATACTATCCTGGAATGCGTTCCAGGCCTCTTCCTCGTTCATGCGTTTAAATATATAACGTGGTATAAAAAGAAGTTTCACAGGTCGGAGCTTTTCAGGGCTCCGACCCTTCAGCAGACGGCTCCGATGGATTGGAGCAACTTGAGGGCCCTCATGATGAGCTCGGGATCGATCTCGACCTTCGCTTCGGGTTTCGCCATCAGAGCAGCCATATCGATGCGGGGCATGGCATCGGCGATGGGGGCGGGCTCGGAGGCGGAGTCCGCCTCGGGCTCATCGGAAGCCTCGTTCTTCTCCGCATCATCGGCCTTGTCGGGAACGGGGGTATCCTCGGGAGCGCCCTTCTTCTTCGCATCCCCGTCCTCGTCCCCGTCCTCGTCATCATCCTTCTCATCCTTGTCCCTGCTCTCCGATTTGGAGATGACATTCGAGACATGGGTGAGTGCGGAAGCCATGCTCTTTATGGCGCGGTCGAAGGCATCGTCGAGCTTTCCGCTGGTGATGGCTTTGCAGGCATCGTCGATGTCTGCTTCCATGAGGTCGTACATGCCTCCTTTGCGAAGGAGGTCCATAGCGGACACCGCCGATTCGGCACGGCGGAAATCCTCTATGCCCATCTCCATCAGGGCATAGTACATGTCCTGCGGGGATGCGCCCGTTCCATCGGTCAGCGTCATAAGGGTGACGGGCGAGGGGACGTCCCTCGCTTCCCAGTCTTTTCCTGCGATAGGATCCATGAGTCTTCATCCTCTATTCGATTCAAATAGTATTCGCAAAACGGAACCCGTTCTCATCCTTCGTCAGCAGCCCCAGATTCCACAGGTCGTCGAAGCGTTCCCTGGTGACGGCAGGGGTCAGATGGCCGTCGGCGAATATCTCGCCTCTGGAGAACGACTTCTTGAACTCGTCTTCCAGCACGCGGTCGAACGACGGGACGAGGATGCCTCCGTCCACAGGCTCCATGCGCATCCCTGCGGCCTTCGCAAGCGCATCGCACTCGGATGCGCTCACACCGGGAATGAACACGCCGTTCATGCGGGCATGGGCATCCACGCCCGATTTGCGGAGGGCGTTGCGCATCCTCATAATGGGACAGTCGTCCTCCGACCTGTGGATCATCACATCTCCCAGGTCGAGAGCGAGGACGGGACCTGCTTCGTCGGAATCGGATTTCGACAGCGCCGATTCGTTCTTCCAAATGAGTGTGGCATACTTGTTCACGGGATGCGGAGTGATGGCGATCTCCATCAGCTGCCTCATCTTCCTGCGGATGTAGCATCCATGCTCGCTATCGCAGGTCCTGTCCCTCGGCGCATCGCCTGCGATGGACAGTTTGTTCGCACCTCTGGCGAATGCCTTGCGGACTCCGTCGTACACCGGGCCGTCCCCCCTGAAGAGGTTGCCCCATACGGCTATTCCCGGCCCTTCCTCGGTATCGATGGGCTCCCAGCCCCAGACCGTTCCGACGATGTAGTTGGAGTGGTCGAAGCTCATGGGGCCCGCATGGGCGATATAATCGTCCATGAGGCTCTTCACCGATTGGAGGTCCACTATCTCCCTCTGGTTGTCCATCGCCTCCACCGTGGCCTTGGCGCAGAACGAATAGGACGAGGGGGAATCCTTCACGCTGTACCACGCATTCCTGCGGGCGGCCAGCACATCCTGCTCGGAAGGGTCGTCCAGACCTCCGAGGGATTCGTTGTATTTGTTCATCCATGCGCGTGCATCATCGCTGTTCAGCGACGCTGTCACCTGCGACGGAATCTCCGACACATTCTGATACATCGTTATCACCTGCTCTGCGGCACATCATCTGCCTTTTAGAACCTTTCAGAATCACCTCATCGCCCATCCACGCGATGCATTTCAGCACGTCGGACTGCATCATCCCCGTATCGGAGGACAGGTCGCGTATGGACATCCAGCCCGAGGACGGCATGCAGGATTCCAGAAGATCGTATACGTCGTCGATGTGATAGCGCCATTTCATGAGGTGGCCCCATATGCGCTTGGCCTCCTCATCATCGGCGATTATCATTATCGACCTTCCCCACTCGGCGTGCTGGGATTCCATCTGTATTCCCGGTATCTGGGACAGGATGGCGGATATCTGCCTGGCGGACGCATCGGTCAGGTAGGATATCTCGGCGACGCTTATCCACCTGTTGCGTGTTTCGAGAGCCGCGGCTCCGACCATGGCGCGGAGATTGTCGCGTCTCATGCCTTCGTCCTCCTTCCGCCCTGGAAATCGGAATCGTCCGACTGCCAGATGGTGCTGTCGGGCCTGTCGGGTGCGTCTGCGCCGTCGTCATAGGAGGCGGATATCGATGCGATGAGGGCGCCTGTGTCCGTGCGGGGGCCGTCGGGAGCCGCCCCCTCGATGTTGCGCCTTATCTGCTCCGCCAGCTCCTCCGCGACGCCCAGGATGGAACCGCTCTCGGCCAGCAGCTCGTTGAAGCGCTCTTCGACATCATGGATGGCAGGACGTATGAAGGGGTGGGGGGCCATCCCCTCCGACATCAGCTTCGTATGGACCTTCTTCGCCATGACGTACGGATCTATCTTGGTCGCATGGCGCGTGGCCCAGAGATAGATGTTCCAGAAGGATTCGGACACCTCCTCGAAGAACACCGTGCCGTCGGAGCGCGTGAATCTGTGCACCGATGTGGGGCCCTTGTTCTTCGCAGGCATGGTCCCGAATTCCAGAGACGCCGCATACGGCGCATCTATGGTGACCATGGCGGGCCGAATGGCTTCCAGCCCGCCGTTCGCGGCCGCATTCACCAGAGCCTCCAGCGAGGAGGTGTCCAGATTCATCGTCAGGTCGGCCATGCTCATATCTCCGGCGCATCCGCCGCTTCGCGCTGGACCTGCTCCTCCTCGTTCTTGGTCTCGTCCACGTCGGGGTCCTCCCTGCGGAGAGTCCCCTTCTCGGGAGGCCCCTCTCCATCGCCGGGGAGCATGCCGTCCTCGGGCTGGATGGGATTGGCATCGGAGTTCGGGCTGATGGCGTCGTTGTCCAGTCTGAGCAGTCCCTGTCTGCGCAGCTCCGCTTCCTGCATTATCTGCTCGATGGGTATCTCTCCGAAACGGAAGTCTCCGTCCAGGAATCCGTAGGGGATTCCGAGAGACCTCATGCCCTGTGCGATCTGGATGCTGTCGATCAGCTTCTTGTTGTCGGTGAACGCCTTCGAGGGCCTTCCGAGGACCAGCTTCCAATCCGTCACCTTGGTGGAAATCTTGTTCTGGATCCATTTCAAGGCCTTGTCCACCCTGTTGTAGCGCCCCAGGATGTACCTGTCGAATATCGTGATCTGCTGGCTCTCGTTGTTCATTCCTCCCGATGCCTCCACATCTCCCGCCAGCAGGTTCGGCAGGCAGCCATGGGCGCAGAGCTTGTTCGTTATGTCGTTCCTGACGGCCATGAGGTCCTGCGAGGACTCCACGCCCAGGTCCAGCACCTGTGCATCCATCTGCGGGACGCCGGGAGCGGGCATGGGTGTGCAGACGATTGGGATGGAGTTGGTGTTCTTGCTCAGGACGTCCGCGATACCCTGCGAGATTATCGCCCCTTCGGACTCGTTGAATCCGGGCAGGATGAGGATCTTCCTGACGAAGCCGAACTTGTACTTGGTTAGGTTGTGCTTGTTCTGGTAGAAGTACGTGAGAAGCTCGTCCTGCATATCCAGCCAGGACGGGCGCCCGTATATCAGCGAAGGCTGGTCCCAGTGGTCGTGGAACAGCTCTCCTGCGCCGTACACCATGTACTGCCCTGTGCCTCCGAACTGGGAGCCTATCTGCCACAGAGCGGGCACGAGCGCCTTGCCCTCGCGGCTCACGTCGTTGACGGCTTCGGGGTTCTGGTCGAGGTCGAGCAGGGTGTCGCGGGCGTCGTATGTGAAGGCATACCTCCTGCCCGGCGTGCCTGTATCGTCATAGAGGTAGCGGACGTATTTGGGGTCCTGGGCGATGAATTCCAGAGGGACCTGCTTCTTCATGTCCCCGTTCTCATCGAGTATGTCTCCCGTGACGCAGAGGAGATATCCCTCGTTGTACAGAAGCTCGGATTCCGCGAAGGACCACAGGACGTCGAGAAGGGATTGGCCGTTGAAATTGGCTTCATCGACGAAGCTCACCCTCTCGCCTGCGTGGTTGTAGTGGTAGAAGTATTCCTTCTGGGACTCATCGGGACGGCGGAGGCGGACGCTTCCGCATCTGGAGCATTTCTTGACGAAGTATTGGATCTCGTGTCCGCATTCCTCGCATTTGTATGCGAACCTGGGCTCGATGGTGATGTCGTATCTGAAGAGCTCCATGCACGTCCTTTTGACGATGGTTGCGAGAAGCGGGACGTTGGTCCTGTACCAATCCATCAGCGTATACATGTTCCAGAACTGGGTTTCGTTCTGGACCTCGTACAGCTGATTCACCGGACGGTTCGCACCGTATATCCCGCGTTCCAGGGGTGCGCTTCCGGTGAAGGATTCGCTCAGCGGCGTGGGAGGGATGCTCGCCTCGACCTCTGCCTTGGCAAGGGCCCTCTGCTTTATGACTTCCATGTAGTCGGGCGGGTCGGATGCCGCCTTGAACTCCTTCGTCGATGTTCTTATCATCTTTCCGCCTCTTTCTGCGACGCCTGATTGAACAGACTCAGCGGTATGCCATCGTTCGTGGTCGGGCCGCTCAACAGCCTGCTCTCGTCATCATACGTCGAATACACTCTGCTACATGGTTGTAGCCTTTTTATAGTGTGAGGTTCTGTGGATGTGATGACGGGCGATTCTCCGGTCTCGATGACCAGACCCTTGCCTTTGCCCATCAGCTTGCTTTTCGCATACCTTAGACTGTCCATGCAATTCGATACCAATATACCATTGGCGAAGAAATCATGCGCTTCATCGACTGTGAGGTCATATACATACTCATGACGGCCTGTTCTCTCTACTTTTATCACACTCTGCAAGTTGCAATTTTGCGCGATACTTTTCAGAATTGAGTTGCCCTCTACATCCAGGGGAGCAGACCTGGGTTTTTTTGTATTTGTTGACTTTGAATATTCTGCCACATATTGTGCAAATGCGATCCTCGTCATCGATGCCGGATGCTCTGCGAGAGGCAGATTTGCAAGCATTTGAACAGAATCTTCCATGAGATGGTTTGGCCAAATAGACCTTCCCACAATGCTGGCAGACATGCTCGATTGGTTGGAGGCCCTCTGCAACTTTCTTTCCATGCTGAACATGCCATTCATGACCTTCTGCTGATGCGTGCCACGCCTTGCAGGCACGTTGTTGTGCAGATTCAGGGCCGAGCATGGCTTTACGTCTGATTTCTCTTTGCTCCTCTGAACAGGGGTGCTTCTGCATATGATCGTAGTGGGTAAGACATTCAAGATTGGAAATATCGTTATTGTCGGGATTTCCATCGATGTGATGGATTTCATATCCAGGAGGAATTGGGCCATTATATTTCTCCCAGATATATCTGTGCAGATAGATGGATTCTGAATTTGCAATTCTTCTGAAATACACGCGCGTATCTCTTGATTTTGAACAAGGATATCTGTGCCATGCGTATCCGTCATATATGATGCGCTCGCCTTTAATGTCATTTCCAAGGGGCCTTCCCATTGAATCACCTTATCGCGTATCGAAAGGCATCCGATGTTGATATAGCCTTCTGTTGTCATAACATTATGATCATATGTGCCTTCTATCGAAGTACCATCACTGAATGTCGCTTTCCATATCTCCGCGGGTTCGGGACGAGTGATCCCTGATGCCAACACTTTGCGATATCCAAGGTGCGTCAATACCATATCTCCGACTTGCACATCTTCTATAGGCACGTTTCCATGATCTGTAGCAATCATCGTACCTGCTGCAAGACAATGGTTGAAGACGTCCATGGGCTTGTCTGTGAGATTTCCATCCTTGTCCTCCTCGAACGCGTAGTTGTTGAATTCTATGATCGCGTTCTTGCACTTGGTGCGATGGATGATGATATGATATGATTGGAGGTCGCGGATACCGTTGCGCACGGAATCCGGGCCCTTCATAGCCATCTCCGCATTCGGAAGGATCCATGTGTCTGTGAGCTGATGGCCGTCCACATCCATCAGCGGGTCGCCGTTGTCGTCGTATGCGGGGGTCTGATAGCCCCTCTTCAGCTCGTAGATGGACTTCTGCTCCGCGCTGTCGCAGACTATCACTTTGTCCGCATATCCCATGCGGGTCAGCTTGCGTGCTATCTTGAGATTGTCCCACCCATACTCGTACATCTCGTCGAATATCCATATCTGGCGGGACAGCTCGTCCACGGCGATGGCTACGAATGCCGTGGGGTCGTTGACGAATCCGAAATCCAGCCCATAGGAGAATCTCAGTCCGGGATATGTCGCGCGGATGACGTTGATATCGAAATCCGCCTCCTCCCAATCCTCGAACACCAGCCCGCCTGCAATCCCCCAGTCCCCGTCGCAGATGACGCGGGCGGCACGAGGGCTCCTGATGCGCAGGTCCTCGTATTCCTTCAGGTTCTCCTCGGACAGGAACGGATTGTTCTTGTAGGTGGTCGTGAGAGCAAGGGTATCAGGGTCGGGATTGTCGAAGAAGCGGGCCTTCAGCCAATGCTTCTCGCTCCACGGGTTGAAGATTATCATGACGCGCTTCCACAGGCCCGGCGGGAGCTTACCACGGATGGACATGTTGATGGTATTGAAGTCCTCCTCGTTGGTTATCTGGGATGCCTCCTCCCACAGCACCCAGCAGAGACTTCCTTTCTCGACCGAGATGGATGCGACCTTGAGCGGGTCGTCCATCCCTCTGAACAGTATCTTCTGTCCTGTGGGCAGGAACACCATCTCCATGGGGGATATGTTGCACTTCCAGAGGGATTCGACATGGAATTGGTTTATCGCCCATTTGAGCTCGGCGTAGATGGAGTCCTTGATGGATTCCTTGAACTTCCTGACCACCAGTGTGGACGGCATGAGATCGCGGTACTTCATCATGTTGTAGATTATCCACAATGCGGCCCATTTGGATTTCCCGGAACCCTTCGAGCCCTTGATGACCACGTTCTTCTTCTTGGTCGCCCACGGCTCGTAGTACGCCTTGTCGAACATCTCGGACAGACGCATCTGCGGAGCGTCTTCGCTCATCCTCGCCGCCTCCGTGCGCCTCCGACCTGCACACAATCACATCGGGCATCTCATCCAGCTCCTCGGAGCCTGCGGGGATGGTGCGGACCTTCGGATCCTCATCGGACGGGGATTGCGGCAGGACCGAGAGGTCATCTATGATGGTGGGCATGATGGAGAGCGTCGTCTCCTGCACAGGCGCATATCCTGCATACTTCATCAGAAACTCTGCGGATTTGATGTCCCCGTTTCCTGCGGACAGAGCCTGTCTGAGGATGATGCGGGTCATCACATCCACGTTCTTGTTCAGGTAGTCGCTGAGCGGTCTGACTCCATCCACCTCGTCCACCTCGCCCTCCATGGTCGGGGATGCCAGCACGGACCTGATGACCTGCTGAAGGTCGTTCCTGCGACGCCTCTTGATGGTCTGAACGACCGCGGTCTCGAACTCGGTGGGCATGGGATCACCTGTGGAGGAAATTGTCCTCCATCATGCGCCCTATGGGCGTGGGCCTGTGGCACACGGGGCAGTACGGAGGAGCGGTCTTCATGCCCATCTCCATCGATACGCCGCAAGGACACTTGTAGGCCTCTCCCGGACGATTCATGGCAGGCTCGCCGTTGTATCCTTCGCCGTAATGGTCGAAATACATCTTCTCGAAGGAGTCGTCGAGCGTGAACTCCGCGGAATCCAGCGAGAATCTTCCGCCTTTCATCTCGCGGTACTTCTCCATATCGTCCGCATCGCCCGAACGGGCCATCGCTCTGGCGGTGGCGCGCTGATTCCTGTGCGCGTATGCGAATCTGGCCTTGTTCAGGACATCCTCGTCCACCCAGCGGACGAGAAGGGCCGTATCCTGGCATGAGACATAATCGGGAAGCTGCGAAAGGGCATATTTCCTGATGCCCTCGCGGTAATTTTCGATTACACGAGAAACCATGCGAACCAATCTACGCAGGCATATATAAATAGGAGGGCGAATGGCCCTCCATAAGAGGTTTCGGGTCAGGATTTCCAGTCCAGCTCGCAGATTACCTTGCCCGAGGTCTTGTCGATCAGTTTGAGCGGGAAGACGGACTCCTTGTCCTCTCCCATCGACACCGTACGGTATGCCGCGATGCGGGGCTCCGTATCGCCCCTTTCGGACGGCACCTCGCCCTCGATGCCGTCGTCCCCGTCGGCCTTGTTCATCACGAACTCGGGGTGGAAGTACGCGATGCTGTCCTCGATGGAGAAGCTCCGCTTGACATTGTTGACTCCCGATGCACGCTCAGCATCATCTTTCGCTTCGTCAGCGGTTCTGCCAGGAATGTTCTCGTTGCGAGTGTAGGTGCGCAGAGTCTTCATCGGAGTCTTCTCATCGATATCTCTGTTCTTGACCTTGAAGTAATCATAGAGGTCGTTGTACCATTTGCGACGCTCGTCATCACTCATGGCCATGTTCCTCTGGAGATACGGGTGGGTGGCGAACAGTTCCTGCATCTTCGCAATAGGCATATTGTCCATCCAGCGAACCAGATACGGCTCCAGCATATCCATGTACCTGTCTTTGCGGTCCTGGATGATCTTATCCTGCCCCCACAGATTGGCCGCTCCGATCCTGGTGATAGGTTGACCGGTATTATCCAGAATCGGATTCCCATCAGCATCGAACATGTATTTTCCGAGCAACGCATCCATACCATCCGAGGTGTACTTGTCCCCCGTTCCGCTGCTGTCTCCGAATCTGCTCTGCAGCAGCTCCTTCAGCGCATTCTTGTCGTAGTCGTTGTTCTGGAAATCGACTCCGTTCACCTTGCCTGCGATCTCGGAGATGGCATCCAGTATCATATCTGTAGGCGGCTGTCTCTCCTTTCCGAAGATTTGTGTGAGTATCTCTCCTTCTTCCGTAGTGTCATCATTGGCCCCGTGCGTTCCTTTGACTCCCTCGAAGTCATATGGAACGAATCCCGTGCTGTTGCGGGTGAGTCCGATGCCCGTTCCCCCTAGATCATCCCTCTCGCTGGTAAGCATGGCGAGCGTGGCAGGATTGAGGGAGCCATCTTTTCCGAAAACAGGGATGAAACCTCCGTCCTTGCCCGCCTTGGCATATTGGATGCCTCCGAGAATAGGAACATGCTTTATCTCCTGCGGATACCTCATATTGCCCTGTTCGTCCTTCTCCTGATATTCGTTTATCAGAAGGGATCTCAGCTGAGCAGGAGTCAGCTCCCCTATCCCGCCTGTAGGAAGTTTGGCTACGGAAGGAACGCCTTTGGCGCGGGCATTGTATGCGGACACCATCTTAGGGATATTCTTCGAGAAGAAGTTCCTTACGAATCCCCTCGCAGGCTGAGTGGAGACGGTATCGCCATCCACACGGAGGTTCCAGCCCAGATTGGCGCCTCTGCCGGCGGCATCGACGATATCGTTGCCGTTCTCGTCCTTCCCTATGACGACAGGCTTCGCTCCGACCTGTACAGGACCTTGGCTGTCAAGTGCGGTATATCCGAAATCATCATTCTGATTGCGGAGAGTGTGCAGGATGAGTTTCAAGAGATTGATATTCTTCCCCGCCTCGGGAGCTGCGGTGAGCTTGCCTGTGGGACTGTTGCCGTAGGCGTTCGCTCCTCTTGCCTGCCCGTAGCTCTGACGTGCACCGTTCACGGTCGCAGTCTGGTCCGCAATATCCACTTTAGCCGTCGGGATGCCGTTCTTCCCCTTGTGCTGGTAGTTGACTGCTTCTCCATACTGCTCTGCAGGGGACTGCCCCGCTTCATCCTCTTTGTACAGCGGCGCACCATCGCGCCCGGTGATGCCTTTCTCCTCAAGACTTTTCGCATGATCTTTTATGATCTTATCATTCGCCGAGGGGACCTTCTCCTTCGTCACCTTGAAGTCGGGGGCCTTCTCCTCTTTAGGGGCCTCCCCCTCCTTTCCGCTCCCTTCGTCCTTGAACGGGTTCATGATCTCGCTCCCGTCGGCGGGGAATTGGATATCCTGCCCATTCCTATTGATGAGATCTCCGATGCTGATGCTCTTCTTCACGACGGAATCGCTGCTGGGATGCTCGGGGATTCCGAGGCCGTCCTCATCATCCTCGTCATCCTTCTCGACCTCTCCCTCGGATGCCAGCTCCTTCTTCTTCAGGATGCCCTTGAGGTATCCGACGGCTTCGTCGAAGGTCTCGAAATTGCCTCTCTCCAGCTTCATCGGATGCCCGTCCATGAGGACATACGGATTCCACGACTCGTGCTCGCAGTCGTCGCAGCCCCATTTCTCGCATTCGATGGCGAGCTTCTTCCAGACGTATATCTCATGAACGTGCTCGTCGGAGGTGCCGATGCCCTCGCGGAGCCCCCTCTTCTCCCAGCGGGAGATATCGTCGGGGATCTTGAATTCGGTCATGGAGGCATGATGTATGCGTATATTTAAAAGGGAAGTGGTTTGAAGCCCCCTTCGGGGGCGTTTCAGGCTCGATACACGAACGGCCTGCAAGGCGGACAGGGGGCGCAGACGGGCGGGAGCTCGTCCACGACCTTGAACTTCAGCTCGACGTCATCGGATTGGATGACCAGCTTCCCGCCTGCAACGGCGACGGCGATGAGATCGCGCATCTCCAAGGTGAACTTGTCATGGCGCACCTCGTCGCGGAACGTCACGGTGAGCGAGTTGCGGTACACGCGCCCGTCCATCCACGAGGAAAGCTCCAGCGTCACCCCCCTCTGCACGACCTTGGTATGGGATTCCTTCTGCGCGGCGGACAGATTGCGGTATGCCGATGCCAGCATCTCCGCGTTGTCCGCCAGGATTGGCACCTGCACGTTCATCCCTTCCTTATCGTCACGGTGGGGATGACCACCGCATCGCCCGTCTTGGCGTACACGATGACCTTCTCCGTATCCGTATCGCACGTCGGCGCATACACTCCCGACGCCGCATCGGCGGTGGCGAAGACGACGGTGGCGACATCCGCTGCGGTGATGCCTGTCTGCGCGATGGTGCCCTTGTAGGGGAAGTCCTCGATGCCGGAATCGTTCGTCCATACGGGAGACACGTTGGAAAGCACGAGGTCCTTCGGCTGGTATCCGCTGAGATCTATCTCGGTTCCGGCTCCCATGGGCATCCAGGTCAGTGCGCCCTTGTCGTCGGGTATGCAGATCCACGCGGTGCCTGCAACGTAGGTTTCGCCGTTGTACTCGCGGGAGTCCTTGAGGTACCAGATGTGCCCGGACACCTTCTCCTTCGCGTCCAGCTCGGCGGATGTGCAGGTTCCCATCAGCCTGGTCGCCGATGTGAGCTCGGATTTGAGAGCGTACTTGCTCTTGATGCTGTTGCCGTCCTCATCGGCCACGGCTTTCGCGGCGGTGCCCCCGACAGGAAGGTATCCCTTCAGGATGTCGGTGGCCTCGGACTTGGTGTAATAGCTCGTGAACTTCGCATCGACGGCATCGATGGCTTTCTTGATGACCTTGTTCTGCACCGCATTCTCCGATGTGTCGGACAATGCGGATTCGGGCTTGGCCGCGTCCGGGATGACTGCCGAGACGGTGGTTCCGACGATGGTTATGTTGTCCCCTGCGACGAGCTTGTCCTGCTTGCCCTCCAGCGCCTTCGCGTTGGCGTCGGCCTTCTTGTCCACGGCGGCGATGGATGCGTCCGCGGCCTTCTTGTCCGTGTCGTAGACGGTCTTGGAGAGCTTGGAATCGAGGTCGCCCTTCAGACCGTCAATCTGGGTCTGCAGCGGGACGGTGGATTCCAAGCCTTCGAGCGTCGCCAGCTGGTTCACCGTGACCTCGGACTGCATCACCTTGCCGTTCGCATCCGACACGAGCACCCTCCCTGCGGGGAGGTTCGCGGAGACGATGGTGGACGCGGCGCCCGTCACTGCGGCCTGCTTGGCCGCCAGGAGCCTGTCGGCCTCCGCCTTGGTATACACGTCGTCCAGCCTGATGCCGATGGCGTCGAGGGCGTCCTTGACCGCTCCCGACTGGACGGGACGCTCGGAATCGTCTATCGTGCCTGTGCTGATGGCGGGGATGAACTCCTCCCAGACCTCGCCGTTGTACCTGTAGTACCTCTCGTCGGTGGACAGGAGTACGACCGTGCCTTCGATGGCATCATCGCCCGAAGGGAGCTCATTGACGACTCCCATCGCCCTTCCCTGGGATGTGGATGTGAGCGCCCCGTCTGCGATGACGTCGGCGATGAACATCGGGGTTCCGGACATGGTGGCGGGCTTGATGACGACGACACCGCCTTCGTTCACGAACTTCGCGGACGGATCGACCAGAGCGTTGTCGATGTGCGTGAACGAACCGCCTGTGATGAAGCCTTTGCAGTCCGCGGACACGACGGCGCTTCCGCCGTCGGCTCCCTTGAACGTTCCTCCTGTGATGCGGAGGAATATCTTCGATGTGGCTGTCGAAGGGTTGTTCTGAGGGTTGGCCTCGCAAAGGGCCACCTCTCCTTCGATGTTTCCGCCCGCTATCCTCGCCTCGGTCTTGAGGCGGGTGGTGTGCTGAGCCACGGCCACTCCGGCGCCTATGGTCGTGGAGCCGTTGCCGTTGGGCGTGACGGAGAACTTCCCTGTTCCCCTGATGGTTCCGCCGTTGACGGTCAGCTTGCCTGCGCGTATCTCGATTCCAGTAGGTCCCGAGATGGTTCCTTTCTTGACGACGAGGGAAGAATCCCCCTGAGGCCAGTAGATGGCAGGGCCGTCCCATGTGGAAGGTTCGACCGAGATGGTTCCGCCTTCGATGGACGCGTGGCTGCCGAAATACGGCGCGGTGCCGTTCCCGCTTATGCAGAATGCGCTGTCGGCGATGATATCCGCAGACGTGACCAGACTGGCTCTCTTGGCGAGAAGAATGGCGCAGGAGTCCTTGTTCCTCACTTTCAGAGTGGATTCGAGCGTGACGAACGAATCAAAGGATGCGTCGGGCTCTCCGATCTGAAGGGTTATCTGCGACTGCTGATACAGAGTTCCGTTGCGCAGAGTGACGTTCGCACCGGAAACGAACAGTGTGACGAAGCCGGGCGCCCCCTGCCACGTATGTCCTGCAAGGTCGATGGTCAGCGTCTTTCCTCTGGGCACGGTGAGGCTCTCCACGATAGGCGTATCGGTCGAACCGAACAGCTCCTCGGAGAGGACGATGGTCGCGCCGGACTCGGCGGAGAGCACCAGTTCCTGTATTGATGTCATGCCTACACAATCCGCTGATAGCTTTATAAGCAATCTTATAGGGGGTCCCGCGCGACGCTGCGTGGTTTCTCCATCGCGCAGGGATATGGGAAGAGGTTTGACGGGGCCTGCGCCCCTTCAGGTTCTCGGATTGGCTCAGTGCTTGGGGTTGAGTTCGTTGAGGTTGCCGACGGCGGTGTCGATGTCGCTCTTGGCGTTCTTGACAGCCTCGCTGGTGTCCACGGCGTACTTGCCGGCCTGGATGATGAACTCCCTCATTCCGAGATGGAGGAGCCTCATCAGGATGACGACGGCGAGAGCGGAGGCGAGAGCGGAGACTGCGACGAAGGTCCACTGTCCCGCACCGACGATGAATGCGTCGATGATGACAGGGGCGAAGTACATTCCGACGGCGGTACCGCATATGAACGATATGGCGGTGCAGAGGTCGTACCTCTTGTCGTAAGGCAGGCTGTTGGTGTTGGGGATCTCTCCCTTGGCGGCCTTGTGGTCGGCGGCCTTGTTGTGGTCGTAGGCCCTGAGCGCCACCGCGGCCATGAAGCCGACGATGATGCTGGCGAGGAGCATGTAGACCATGTACTCCTCATTGACTCCGAATTTGGTTACATCTATCATTGTATTCGCCTTCAGACGGAATAAGACCAGACAGAGGAGGGCCCCTGCGCCCGCCCTGGTTATGAGGAGCCAGGGCGATATCAGGGTGCGCCCCTTCTGTCCGGCCATCGGTTTCACTCCTTCTTGACCCTCACGAGCTTGACGCTGGTCAGCTTGTCCTTGAGTCCGAACATGTTGGTATAGACCGCATATGCGAACGCGACAAGGGCGACTCCGATGAGGATGAGGACGCACTTGCCCTCATTGGTGTCGATGAAGTCGGGTCCTGCGGGTGCGTCGGCCTCGGTGAAGGAGGCGGTCAGGACGATATCCTGCTCAGGGTGAGCGAGGACATATGCCTGGATGTCGATCACCTTGTAGTCATCGACGAACCAGCCCACGAACTTCTTTCCCTCTGCGACAGGATCGGAAGGGATGGTGTATGGCTTGGAGACGTCATAGGGTCCGCCGATTACGGATCCCTCGGAGATGAAGGAGATGGTATAGATCTTCTCCGCAAGCTGAGCATACAGAGTGATGTTCTCAGTGATGGGCTTGCTGAAATCGAACGGAGTGTAGGTGATTACCTCTGCGCCATCCTTCATCTCGACGGTCTTGGTCGCCCAGCATCCATATCCGGTCGGAAGTCCGGGGGCGGTGATGGTCTGTCCGTAGAGAGCGGGCTGAGTGGACTCGAACTCACCGACTACGAGGGTGATGGTGAGCTGAACAGGCTCGAAGACGGCGGTGAACTCTACGTCTGCCTTGAACTCATAATCGGCAGGGATGGTGATCTTTCCTGCCTCGACCGTGGAGACGATCTTTCCATCGACTGCCCATCCCATGAAGGTGTAGTTGGCCTTGACAGGGTCGATGGGCTGAACGAACGCATTGGACTTGCACTCGAAGGTCTTCGTGCCATCGACGATGAAGGTGATGTTGTAGATGGGCTCGAAGACGGCGGTGTAGACGGCAGGCTCAGCCGAGCCGAGTGTCCAGACCTTGCTGGTACCCTCTCCAGTGGCAGTGGCAGTGGCAGTGGCAGTGAGCCCATTGAAGCCAACGGATTTGCCATCCTTGTCCACGAATCCCTTGAACTCGAATCCGTCGAGAACCAGCTTGTCGATGGCAACGGTCTTGGATTTGTCGTTGGTGGTGGTGGTGTATGTAGCGCCGATGGCCTCGGCGAACTCGGCGAGATTGGTGTTCTTCACCGCATCTGCCGCCGTTCCTTCGCCCTCAATCTTGCCCGTGTAGGAAATATTATAGGGATCCGGGTCCGTACTATCATCAATAGCAGAGGTCGGGGAGAAGAACTCCTTTACCACATCGCCGTAGACGAGCTTGACGATAGCCCTGTCGGCCTTGAAGACGGGAGTCAGAGTAACATCTCCTGCGAACTGAGCAGATACGCCTGCATTGTAGGTTGCAGAACCTGCGACCCAATATGCGAATGCATATCCCTCAGGCGCCTTTGCATTGGGAAGGGCCGCGGAGTATTTGGGCTCAGAGGCCTCCTCCTCAGATGCGGTGTTGAATCCCCTTACTGTGAGTTGCCCATCACTCGTCTTCTCGGAGAAGACGAAGCCATCATAGGAGTATGTGACGGTGTACTCCTGAGCCTGGCTCTGGCTCTCCTCCGCGGCAGCGACATCCTCATCCGCGATGAAGACGACGCCCGCGAAGGCCGCGGCGAACAGCATGGCCGCGATTGCGATGTTCATATATCCTTTGTGAGGTGACATATCAATTCCTCACCTGATTTATGAGGAATGAGCTTTTTAAAAGATATGGGGAAAGGGTTTGCAGAAGCGACCCGATGCGCCCTTCGGAGATGCTGGGAGGCGTCGGCTCCCTTCTCCTTAGACTCCACATACACGCGATTGACCGTCGCCTTGTACGACTCGTATGCTTCGCGGAACGCGGAGTCCTTCATGCACAGCTCCAGCACCACGCGCGCCTTCTCGTCCGCTACGCGGGTCTTCGCCTTCATCACATCGGGATCGTCGGAGACTGCGGATTCCATGGTGGCGAAGACCGTCGCATCGATGGCGGGCTTGGACCTCTCCAGCTCATCCAGACGCGCCTTCATGGAATCGAACTCCTGGAGCTTCTTCATCAGTTCGGGAAGGTACACGCCCTGCTTCTGCAGGTCTGAGAATGCGCTATAGTTCTCGATCTCCTGCGAGGGGGAGAGCTTCGGCTGGGTCTTCAGAGCATTCAAGATATTGTCGTATGTCATGGCATCACCTGCGGAAAGAGGTTTAGAGGTCTGGGAGGACTGCATCCTCCCAGACCCGGGGCCGGTCATCAGCTGAGACTTCCGGTGCCCGTAAAGGCGGTGGAGCCGGCAGTTCCCTGAAAGCTGATGGCATCCTTGCCCTGGATGGCGTTCAGGATGGCGAGGGTGTTCGCGGTGTCCCTCTGCTCGGCGAGCTTGTCGCGGAGCGCCTGTATCTCCCTCTGGTCCTCTCTGGACTTAATCTGGCAGAACTGGTCTGCGAGATACTGGTTCTGTGCGTTGAACAGGCCCTGAACGAGATTGTCCTGTGCCGAAGCGGTGGCCTGGATGAGGAACCTAGTGTCCTGGATGTCGGCTCTGGTCTGGCATCCCTGCCTCTCGATGTTGCGGTTGGTGTCGCAGCAGCACGATGCGAGCTGGCTCTGTATGGCGTTCTGGGTCGCCTGTACCTCCGTCCTGATGTTGCAGCAGCAGGACTGAATCGCATTGATGATGCTTCCCTGATTGACCGCCAGCTGCTTGTCCACGCCTGCGAGCGCAGTCTGGACGGCGTTCGTGTCGCAGTTGAGGGTCTGCGCGAGCTGGCTGATAGCCTCTCTGTTTCCTCCGATGGCGTCCAGCATTCTGGAGTAATTGGCTTCGTTCACGACGGTCCTGTCCACTCCTGCCACACCGTTCTCGGCGTTGCGGTTCCAGAATCCGCCGTTGCCTCCCATGAGGATTATCAGGAACAGGAGAATCAGCATCCCGCCGTCTCCCCAGTCCCCTCTGTCCCTGCGATCGTTGAGCATTGCGACGATGCCCGGATCCACTCCCTGCTTGGAGAGCAGTCCTGTGAGCATCCCGCTGTCGAATCCTTCTGTCATCTCTTCTTCCTCCATTTCCATCAGGCGATGCATGTCGCAGCCTATCTCGTCCAGCTTCTCGCGGGTGTATGCGATATGCTTCTCCATATCGCTTCCCTGCTCGCCTATCGCATTCAGCTCGGCCATTCCGTATCGCCTCCTGTCCTTCGCGGACGATGCGGAGAGCCCTTCGGATGGTATGAGGATACCCTTGGGAATGCTTGAATACCAAGGATACAATACCGTATCTTTCTCTGAAGATGTTCGCGGAAACCTTTACGGCGTCTCGGAGCGATTCATTCCTCATGTTCGGAAGGGAGAGATGTCCCTTCTGCAATTGCCCTCTGGACAATTACAGCTATGCGGGACAAGGAAAGCACCTGTCAGCATGCAGGAGCAGGGCTTGGAGGTACAGGCATACGGGCAATCCTCCGGGAAGGCCCCGGAAGCACTTCCCGATAAGGACGCCTGAGAGGCAGGGGGATATCGAAGAAGAGCGACGGGAGCATCTTGAGGCTGTGTTCGAATGAAGGGCCGCAGGAGGAGAAGACGCCTCCTGAAGGCCTTGAAACCTCTTACCTCTGTCATACGACGGACAGCCTTTGCAAACGCTTTATAAGCATGGCAATCAATCCGACCCGCATGAAAGGCAATACCAACGCGGCCGTTTTCAGCCCCGATGCCTTCATCGATGCATCCTATGAAGATGACACGCTGAAGCTGACCCGTCGCAACGGGACCTCGAAGAGCATTGAGATAGCGGGCGGAGTGCAGTTCACCCTGAAGGTGACCTACTCCGGCGCACCCGACCTGTCGGGCATCACCGTCACCGCCACGCCCCAGACGGGCACCGCGGGCAACCCTGTCGTGGGAACCACGGGTTCCGACGGCGTGGCGTATCTGACCGTCAAGCAGAACGGGACGTACAAGATCACCTCCTCGAAGGCAGGGTACACGTTCGTCTCGACCCCGACCGTCACCTGCACGTCGCTGACCACCGAGGCGAGCATCTCCTGCTACGTGCTCGGAACCGTCACCGTCACCGTGAGCGACGAGAAGGGCTCCGCGGCAGGCAGGACGGTCACTGCGACCGCATCGGGACAGACAACGCAGACCAAGACGGTGGCGACGGGACAGACGGCCGTGACGTTCTCTCTGCCTGCAGGCTCGTGGACGTTCAAGACGGACTATCCGTCGGGAGCCACGGGCGGGGAGTCGAAGACGCTGACCGTCGAGAACAACAAGTCCTACTCTGTGACGCTGAAGGTCGTCTACAACATCGTCTACGGCTTCAGCATCGCCGTCGGCA